CTTTTCAGGGGCGCTGACGCTGATAGAGGAATAAAATGGCAATGCGAATGAGGATTGAGGGCTGGGAAGAGTTTATGAAAGACCTCGAAGCAACACCTAGACTCTCTAAACAACTCGCTAAGGTGGCAATGATAAAGTCAACGAATTACATAAAGAACCGGGTTCAAGACAAGATTGTCAAGGAAAAAATTACTTTTCAAGGAGGATTACAACAATCTATTCGCACCACAGCAACATCGAAGAAGGGGTCGGTTTATGTCGGTAAAAAGTACGGGCTGTTTGTTGAGTTAGGGACAAAACCCCACTGGCCGCCAAGGGCGCCGATAGAGAAGTGGGCAAGGATTAAATTAGGACAACCCGGATTAGGGTTTGTAATAGCAAGGAAAATATCACAGGTCGGAACTAAGGCACACCCATATTTCTGGCCGACAGTTTGGAAAAGCCAACGGTATGTAAATACAGTATTTGAACAAATACCAGAGGCCCTAGTTAGATTTCTAGCGGGGCATCCGGGAGTCAAAATTAAGGGTGTGAGGAACAGATGAGTTTGGCGGCGATAAAACTAGCAGTTAAGAATAAATTAAACGATTGTAGCCACGTACACGTGGTATACGGCTACGAAACTGGAAAGGAAACTGGTTATCCGTTTGCCACAGTAACCAAGTCTAGAATGGAGAGCTCTTTTGGGGATACGAAGAGGAACATAAACGATTGGTATTTTTCGGTCAAACTTTACACCGAGCGTTCTAAGGATGGGTTCGGAGTAAGCAAAGCAGAAAGAATTAGTGATGAATTTGTTGATGAGGTTGTTACCGCGTTTCATATGGATACAACCCTATCTGGCACGTGTAAGTACATTGAGCCAGTTGATGCTGATTTCAGTTATGTGGAGATGGACAAGTCGGTCAGGGTGGCGGAGATAACTTTGAAAGCTACGGAAGTTTTTGACACGGGATTAGGAACAACAAGTTAGGGGGTGAAAGAATGATGGATTATACAGAATTGACAGTAGTTGAACTTAGGGGGGCGCTAAAAAACGTGGGGCTTTCTACTAGAGGAAACAAGGCCAAGTTGGTCGCCCGGCTTGAGGGCGTTACTAAGGTTGACCAACCAGTTGTGATTGATGGGGAAGTTACCGTTGAGGCGGTAGAAGCCGTAGAAGACGCGCCAGAGGCCGCTAAGAGGGGGCTAGAAGACGCTGGGGCCGAAGTAGAAGATGCCGGGGCGGAAGGGGTCGAGGAAGTCAAAAAGACTGAGGTAGACGCTATGCCGTCGGAGACACCAACAGAGGCGGACATATTAGCCGACGCAAGGTCTCACTATGTCGGAATAGGGCACGTTTCGGGTGAGTGGATTTTCGACGACATTCCCGGCACGATCGCGGCAGAAACGCTTGAAGAGGCGTTGGAGAAATACAGGACGACTCCAGGGATTTACAAGGTTCCCGGATCGCACCAAAGGTAGAGACTTTTATTGGATAATTTTCAAAGGGGGTGATAAGTATGGCATTACAAATAGGCAGAACAGGATATTTAGGCCTTGCAATAGAGGGCACAGCAGGCGATGCGGAAACAACGCCGGATATTTTCGTTCCTTTTACCGACTGTTCGTTAGAGGAAAAACACGAACCATTGATGGATATTTCTTCAAGGGCTTCTCGTGAAATGAACTACGACGCACAGACAGGTAAAAAATGGGGCGAGGGTTCGGTGACGATGTATTTGGATAGTACGAACATCGGATACTTTATGAAGCTAGCTTGTGGGAATGAGGCAAATACTGTAATTACAGCAGGCCCACCGACAGTAAATGACCACTTGTTCTACACGACATCGAGTGGTAACACACCGAAGACAGCAACGCTATGGCTTTACCGCGGATCGGGAGTTTCAGTTAATAGGTTTACCTACGCCGCTATTGACAGCTTGGAGGTTTCGATTGGAACTGATGGTTTGGCAACGGCAACAGCAAACTTTATCAGCGACTCGCCTACAACTGTAAGCGCGCCGACTTTAACGACAACTTCGGGAACATTATTGACCTTCAAAGATCTGACGATGAAGTTTGGAGCAACCTCTCAACAGGCAGAGTCCGCTACCGCAACGAAAGTCACCTCGTTTAACTTCTCGATCAACAACAACGTCCAGGCAATCTATCGAACATCTACTACGGCAGGAGATAGCACGCCGGATGTATTGTCGTTGGGAGAACTTGAGGTAAGTGGGGATTACACCCTATTCCTTGAAGATGACACCGAACTCAACAAGTACACAGGACTAACCAAGAAGTCTCTGGTCGCAAAGTTAACCGGAGCAGGATTGGGAAGCACCTATACCGAGTTCGTGAAGGTTCTCTTTAAGAGCATTATCTTGCAGGACAAAAGTATTGCGACGGGGTTGAGTGATTTCTTTTCCTTCACTGGAAATTTCAAAGCCATTCATTCCGTGGATCAGGCGGGCTTTGTGGACTTTACAGTTCGCAACGGAAAAAGCTCACTTTATACTTAGGGTAAAAACTAGGATAAAAATTGGGGAGTTTTCTAGTTCTCCCTAGGAGGCGCAAGTGAGGCCGCAGTCGGGGCACTTGTAGATAGTGGTTTCTGGAAGGAAGAAGTAAAGAATCCAGATGAGTAATCCGATGGGGAAAAATATCAAAGAGGCGAGACAGGAGAAGCAGCCGAAGGACATTTCGTACTTCTTTTGCTTACCGGAAACGGACATTTCTGTATTGCACTTTGAGCACAGCATAATGTAAATATACCACAAAGGAGGTGGGTAGTTTGGCGGAATTAGTAAACGTATTTGATAATCAAAATAGAGGGATAGTCGAAAAGGAATCGCCGATTAAGGGGGCGTTTGTTACCTTTTTTGACGATTCTCTAGCAGACGAGTGGAACGAAATCTCTAAGAACGAGGACACGGCCGAGGGTGGTTATGCTTTTACTCGAATGATGATTAAAAGCTGGAACTTTGCTAATCAAGATGGCAAGGAATTGGAGATTACAGTCGATAACATTAAACGATTACCATTCAAGACACAGGCGTGGTTAGCTAACACGGCAGTAGAGATTCTACAGGAAGTTGTTAAGGTAAAAAAAGAGTTACCCGCGACTTAATTCTGGCGTTTAAGTCTAAGGGAAGCCCTTTTCCTGAAGAATACGTAGAAATGAAATTCTGTGAGAAGTTTTCGATTTCGCCAAATGAGTACGCCAGAACACCAAGGAGGAAAGTTGAACTCTATCTACAGATGATGTCGATAGAGAATCAAATGAAAGAAACACAATGGCAGACGCCACAAAAAAGTTAAAAGTCGTCCTAACTATGGATGATAAAGATCTTAAACGGGGGACCGACGCAACATCAGCCAATATGGGACTAATGTCCGTCGCCTTCGTAAAGGCGCAGATTGCCCTTGACGTATTGCGCAAGACCTTTGAAATTATCACTTGGCCGATTAAGAAGGCCATCGACTTCTTCAAAGACCTTGCTGGTTGGGTAGTTGATTTCGGAAAAGAAGCTATTAGAAGTGCGGGTGAGTTTGAACAGTTTGCTATCGCCTTCGATGTGATGCTCGGAAGTGTAGACAAGCGGCGCAAGCTGATGAAGGAGATTACCGACTTTGCCATAAAAACCCCATTTGACCTACCGACATTAGTACAAGGAAGCAAGAGATTGCTGGCCTTTGGCGTTGAGATGGAGGACATCATTCCGTTTTTAGAGATGCTTGGTAATGTGTCCGCAGGTCTTGACGTGCCGATGTCAAGGTTGATAATAAACTTTGGGCAGGTAAAAACACTTGGACGTTTGATGGGGCGAGAATTAAAAGATTTCCAAATAGCGGGCGTTCCGTTAGGCCCGATGTTAGCACAAATAGCCGGGGTTACTGAAGACGTGATTGCTAAAATGGTAACGGCCGGAGAAGTAACGTTTCCGATGGTTGTTGAGGCATTTGAAGCAATGAGCGGGTCGGGGGGAAGATTTGAGGATTTGATGATCCGCCAATCAAGGACGCTTCCCGGAGCTATCGCAAACATTCAAGACGCTATTGGAATCTTTGGTCGTGAGTTAGTTGGGGTAACCGAAGAAGGAGAGATTAGAGTAGGTAGTTTATTCGATGTAATCCGAGTCGCTTTTGTAGGCGTAGCAGATACGATGACAGAGATGCGGGGTAGATTTTCAGAGGTAGTAACACATCTTGATAGTCTTTGGTTATCCTTCACAGCAGGAATCAAAGAATACTGGGAGAGTAGCGGTAAGGTTGCGGTAGAGGAGATCATAGGACATATACAGACTATTATGGGAGACTTAGAAACTCTAATTGGCGACGGTAACGCAGAAGAGTTTATGAATCAGTTGGGGTCTGATACGGCAAAGGCCGCGGTTGACTTACTGGATCGGGCAGTAGTTGCTTTTGGGAAACTTGTTGATTATGTAACATCAGATCAATTTAAAACAGACTTCGGTAATTTTATAAACGATATGGTAATACTAGCCGAGTTCTCGGCAAAAGCAGCTGGGTCGTTTTTGAAAATGTCTTCGGTATTTGCTGGCGGTGTTTTGGATATAGGAAAAGCAATCGAGTTTGAAAAGAACCGTGGCAATGAGGACGAGGGCCAACACGGTATTCCAAATATCCCCCGCACAGGTTCCTACCTCCTACACAAAGGCGAGAGGGTAGTCCCTAAGACAGGGGCGGATGTTGGTGGGTCAAACTACGCCCCAGCAATAAATTTCTACGGGAGTATATCAGTTAGAAGTCAGTCAGACATTGATCAGATAGCAAATCAAGTAGCAAGAGTATTGGGGAGACAGTCTGAAATTGAAAGGTGGCACGGCTAATGCATCCCACGTTTGGAAGCAGGTCATTACAAGACGCAAATTATTACACCACCGAGGTAACCTTTCGGGCCGCGGCTCCTAAGGATGTAAATCTAGTCAAGATTACTCGAAGGCCGGGAGCTAAAATGACTGCCAACGAACACCGAGAAAAGCGGATAGGGCTCAAGGGGTGGATCAAGGGTTCTTCTGCGGGTGATCTACAAACAAAGATAGACGACCTTCAACAAGATCTACACGCCGAAGAACAGACCTTTGTTATCGAAACCGGCAGAACCTATACGGCCACAATGTCCAATCTGGTTATACCAGACATTCACTACAACCAGACGATCGTTCCTTTTGAGGCGGAATTTGTTTGCGCGGATCCTTTTGCGATTGGTGACTCACAAACAGCCAGCTGGATAGTTCCCAGCGGGGTAGCAGAGTTTGAACGGACGATTACTATCTCTGGAACCGTTTATGCTGTCCCAACGATTACCTACGCCGCCCCTGGGACTGCGGGGGACACTACCACATCAGGACTTGTAATCAGGAATGTTACCAGAGGAGAACAGGTTACTTGGTCTGGTGGGGTATCAGACACCAGTTTAGACTATGGTGGGGAGGTTAGTTTTAACTACGATACAAAACAAGTACAGTTAGATTCCGTTGATAAGGATCATACAGGTAAATTCTCAAGATTTGAGCCGGGAAGCAATAGGTTGATTGTTAGCTATTCTGGATTGGCAACGGGCGGATCAATGGAATTTACTTACACACCGAGGTACTACTAATGGCAAGCAAGAAAACATACGTTTACAAAGTATACGAATCGGTGGAAGACCAATCTACTGGTAAAGTAGTTAAAGGTATCTGGAACGAAGAGGTTATATCAGAACCTACTTTTAGGTGGGGGATTAACGGCAGTCCGCAGGAATTAAGAGTCCGACTTGCAAGAAGTTACGATTCTTTTGGCGAGGATGATGATGTCAAATTGAACAACGACGTTTCGCTAGAATGTTATGATACAGATGCCGCCAACGGGGTAGAGATTTATCGGGGGTTCATCTCGCAATACAGATCGG